GGTGATGTTACAACTTTCAATATATAGGGATCTCATGACACTCTTAAGTGAAGATTTGTCTACCGCAATATCCACCTCATCAATATATTCATTGAGAAGTGTCATGGTGTCTTTAGTTTCAAGATGCACATCATCTATGTCATCTGAGTCAACTAAGATCTCTACGATCTTGACATCATGTGCTCCTACGTTGTATAGACGATCAACCAATGTTTCAAACATTTGGTAGTTTCGTTTTTCGTCAACGATGATTTTGATGAACTTGTTTTTATAATTAGACACATCAAGTTTGTTGTAGTCATGGTTTCTGTCATCGTAAAATATCTTTTCAAATATTTCAAACGGGTTCTTATAAAACTTAAGTCTGTCAGTTTCAGTATCATATATGTGAAACCCACGAGAAGATTTGTAATCATTCCAGAACATCTGATAAGGGTTGCCTAGGTATTGAACATTACCACGTTTAGATCTATGGTGAAAATGTCCTGACCACACACGATTAAAGTTTTTAAAATCACTAACAGAAAATCCACCTTCAAATTTCATGCCAGGTGTTACTTCAAAACCATCAACCTCCATGTGACTACACATGATCTCTCCACCTTTCTTTATTAAATTTACACACTCTTCTCTGTTTTCAGAGTTAATCCAAGGCATCATCAAAAACTCTTTACCACCAACAAAGATAGTCTCTGGTTCAGTATAGATTTTTATATTACTATAGTTTTCTAGTAACAATTCTGGAGAGTTAATTTTATTTGTATTCTTATAGTATGTGCAATGATTACCTAAAAGCATATGCACTTCATAATTTTTTAGTTGATCAAAGTAATTAGTCTTAATTCTATTAAGAGTATTGAAATCCACAGACTTTCTATTATCAAAGGTGTCACCAAGATCAAAGACCGTTGTGATATTTTCTTTTTTAAGAGTTGGAAAAAATATTTCATCGTAAAATTTCTGGAAGTAATTCCAAAATGGTAATGAACCCTTACGTCCATCTAAATGTTGATCAGTTATGATTGCTATCTTCATGGTAGTGGAAATTGTTTTTCGTGTATAAAGAAGACTATAGTCAACCTATTTGTTTCTGGACAATCTCCAAAACAACCAGAGAGTCCGTGAATATTAAATCCGTCATATGCTATTAGTCTATTGTAAACATTTTCTGTATTGATAAATTGATTATTACGAGCATCTAATATAGATGTTCCTGTATTTGGTGGTGGGTCTGGGTTTAAATATATGACTCCTGCACATGGAAAATAATCTCTATGAAATCTATCTGCCCAAAAATCATGGAGCATATCAACAGTATTAGCAGGACTTTGATGGAAGTATGATGTTATCATAGGTTGTATCATATTACCATTTGCTAGAAAATCTTGAACATATTTTGGATAAGTCCATGAACTAAGATTTCTCTCCTTCCAAACATAGTCAAATATACCTTGTTCTAATTCTAAAAGTTCCAGATATTTTAAATCAGTAGAAAGTAATTGTCTAAAATTTAATGATCTATATCCTCTCCATCCAAATCCTGAGTTAGGATCAGTAGAAAATGACCACTTAGTGCAATCAACTGCTAAGTCTCTAATATGATCAACGTCTTCTAGATAATTATCTTTTATTGTAATCATATATCTAGATATTGATACTCCGTTATATGCCAAGCAGTTCTATTGTCTGGATATTTATTTCTAAGATATCTGACAACAGCAATCCTTCTCTCAAAACGATTCTCTCTAAGTATTTTTCTTGATATAATCTTCATGAGTTTTATTAATAATTACTATACGTCCATTTTCAATAATAAATTCTAGACGATCATCATGACTCCACATCAATTCTTCGTATAAAGCATTGAGACGGTTCATGTCTTCCCATAAATCGTTTGGCATTAGCGGTTCATTTTGGTTTCTATGTTTTCTTTGATGCTACCCATTTCAGATTGTGATGCATTCATACCTGTCATTGTACCATCATATTTGTCAGTGTGCATTACTTCATCATATCCTGACCGTTCTAATATTTTTCCTTTAATTTCTAGTTGCTTTTTTTCTTTTTGTATACGTCTTAAAAAAGCATAGTATATAATTTGTGTAAAATATGCAAAGGGGTTTTTTGATTTCTCAGGATCAAAGTTGTCTATGTATTGTAAACAATTTTCTATACCATCACAAATCATATCCTCTCTAAACATATAGTTTACAAAATTTGGTTTATATGACAGATGTGTTGCTATTTTTAAAAAACAAGATCCTAGATAATTTGTTACTCTAGGACGGGGGTCTCCAGATTCTTTTGCAGCATGAACTTTCTGACGATAGTCTGATATCGCAGCAAGGAATTCTTTATTATTTACATAGTACTCGGTTTTTTTTCTTTTTGCCATTACGGATGCCATGGATGTACCATTGTCTTGCACTTATTGTAGCAAATATAATGGATTTTGTAAAGGTACTTGACAAATGTTATTTTTACCAGTAGACTAACTCTGTCAAGGGTTAAAGGATGTTATAGCTACTAACTTTTCTTATAGATATCCTCTAAAGATTTCTTGGTTTCATTGATTGATCCCAAGTATCCAGATTTACGAGGAAGTTTATTTGGTTTGTGTAGTAGTTGTTTACTGTTCTCCAACTTATTTAAGTTCTTATAATAGAATTCTGATATAGGACCTTTTACTTCAGTGATAGTAATAATATGACTTCTAGAGATAATATACATGTTATCAAAAGATGCCATGACCCACTCTTTAAAAGCAAATCCTGTAATTTCTAATTGTCCCTGTTTTTGTTTAGAGAACTCAACTGAGAAAGGATTTTCAAGCAGCACCTTATCCTCATCTTCAAGATAAATTACAGTTGCAATAATCTCTTCACCTGAGACAAGTTTTAATGTTGCTAAAAATTCTTTTTCTGGTTCCATTTTAAGTTGCTCTGAGGTTTACTTTAATAACTTCGTATCTAAAGTTCTCATCATTATAGATGTTAACTCTTTCGTTTAAATGTTTCAAGGTATAATTTTGACCGCCGATGTCATCCGCAATATCATATAGTATTGCCATGTCCTTACCCTCTCCCTTTCTAAGAACTCTACCAATTGATTGGAGGTTTCTTATCCTAGACTTGGACGGGGAAGCGAATATGATGTTGTGAAGACGCTTAATGTTAATTCCAGTTGAGAAGGTGCCGTAACTGGCAACAATGACTGCATTTGATTCTGTCTCTGTAATCTTACGAACTTCTTCTCTATCTTCAACTTCTGTTCCTCCGTGCACAAAAAATACTTTCCGTGCATCATCTACATTATTATTTATTAGATCGTATAATGGTGTACCATGTTTTTCAATGTAGTTAAATAGTACTAGGGTGTTACCTTCTATGTCTTTGACTAGATTTTTGATGAGGTTATTTCTACCTTTATGTTCTACGAGATATTCCATCTCGTCATGATATGTATCAAAATATTGTGGAGCATGTTTACAAAGTAGGATTTTTATCCTAAACTTAGAGAGATAACCAGACTTGATTAATTCCTCAGTTTTGGTAACCTGTTCGTAGGATCCAAACAATCCTTCCAACACCCACTTGTGTGTTTTACTACCATCCAATGTACCAGTAAAACCAAACCTATACTTGGCATTGTGTAACTTAGTCATGATACCTGTTAATGATTTTGATTTAAACAGGTGTGCTTCATCACCAATGACACAATCTATATCATCAAAATATCTTTTAGGAAACTTGTAGATAGATTGCCAAGTAGATATTATAATATTCTTATCAGTATTCTTATCCTTACCAGAGTAAATCTTATGAACATGAGCAGCAGCATTCCACCCGTAAGAAATAAAATCATTGACCATCTGCTCAACGAGGGATGTAGTTGGGACGACTATAAGTATCTTCTTTGCGGTGGCAGCATAGTATCTGACTATGGCGTAGATCATGAGGGATTTTCCAGATCCCGTAGGAGAAAGTAACAACTTACGATTGTTCTTTATTGCTTCATAGACAGCATGATATTGATAATCTCTAGGTTCTATCTTAGAGATTTTTTTCATGTATTGTTTTACTGCTGGTAATGAGATTAATTTATTGTCTTGACTTATATCTCCATACCAATCATTTTTTTCATACTCTACAATATATTGTTTCTCTGCTGCCCACACCTGTAGATGATCTAACAACCCATGATACAAATCTCCTGTAGCAGGGGAGTATAGACGTATGGTTCCATCCCAGTATTTGTATCTGGGATTCTTTTTTAAATACTTTGCTTCTGGAACTTCAAATGTAAAGTAGTCCGCTAATTCTCTATGGACGTACTCCTCATCAGAATGAATGGTTATATAAACCTCATTCTTTTTCTTTACTGTAAGATGTGTCATCATTGTCCATTAACAAATTTCTCCCACTCAATGGCACTCTTCACTTGAAAACCTCTGTTTGAAATTTGTTTCATAACTTGATCTAGAAAATATAGCATTTGATCTAGATACTTAATCTTTGCTTCTAGGTTGATGATCTCGTCATCAGACTCTAGATAGACTTTCATCTTTTCAGTTGTTTTTATATGAGATCCAAATGGTTTAGCAGCATACGTTTTAGCATCTGCTTCACCAGAATAATACTCACGTTTTTCTTTTACAAGTTTACGAATTTCAAATTCAAAAGAAGTTTTAATTTGAGATATGTCAGTGTAATGGTTTAAGTATTTATTGTGTTGGAAAGGGATGTTTAATGCTAACTGTCCTAGGT